ATGTACTTGGTTAATTCATCTGTAACAGAAGGATCACTAGTTACTTCATTCAATTGTTCCTCGTCGTAAAACATATCATGAAGCAAACCAAAAATGATTTCGGTGTCTTTACGAAACTCCCTGTAGTTATTGGTTTCATCCACGTGATACGAGTAGAATACGTTATCGCATGTATACGAATGCTTGTATTCGGCCATTACTTCACCCAGTTTCTGAAACGCAAGGTCTTCATCTGAAGATTGTAGCTCGCGAATTTGGTTGCACTTTTCAATTAAGGACATTTTGTTTTCTTTTAATACCATACAATCAACGTACAAATATAAATCAATTTTTTTTAATAACAGGATTAAAGCCAGGATTGGCAGTAAGGGTTGGTAGTAAAGGTTGGTAGTACAAACCGCAATACACCCTGTCACCCTATCACCGCTCAACGGAACTATATACATATGGTAGTAATTACGTTGAAAACACCCTATATACGAAAACCGAGAAATGGGTGATGAAATGAGATACCGGTTACAAAACATATACCCTACAATCGCAATACAATTGGCAGTACATTGTGTCACCCTATCACCACTCAACGGAACTAATTACATATGGTAGTAATTCCGTTGAAAACACTCTATATACGAAAAACGAGAAATGGGTGATGAAATGAGATACCGGTTACAAAACATATACCCTACAATCGCAATACAAATGGCAATACAATTGGCAATACAATTTTCGGCAAATATGCAGAATGCAATCGAGATTTCTCTTCATAAAATGTTTTTCATAGATGATTGAAATACACTATTTCATCGATAAATACTATACAATTGTGTTTCATTTTAATAGTTTTAAATATTTTATGAAGAGAAAAATCCCATATATAGAAATCCGAGAAATGGGTGATGAAATGAGATACCGGTTATAAAAACATATACCAACACTTTTTTTGGCGATAAGCAGAAAAAAATTGAAATATTTTTCTAGTTATAACGTCACTTTAAACGAAATAAAATTGTAGTTAAAAGTCCGTTTTAAAATGCCTTGTAGTTATTGCAATACCCCTGGACATAACATAAGTCATTGTGTTACTGCTGCATTGGAGCGTGCCGTTGAAATATACAATGATGGGATTGACACTCATACCTTGTCTAGAAAGCGCAAAAACATATTTTATCCGAGTATCGGCAACACTTCTACTTGGTTAACCGATAGCAATGGGCGTATTCCATCGCATCCTGATTGGAATACTAATGGACAACCTAATAATATATTAGATGTTTATGCTATATATAGAGGCAAATTTATCGGTAATCGCATTCCTCCTGCCGAAAGTGCAGTCATCAGTAATATTTATAAATTTAGAAATCTTTCTAGAGATATTATTAACGACGGACATCCGAATATGGATTACTATGTTGTTAGACTTAACGATGCAACTCGATTTGTTAAAATTTCCCGAGAGATTTCCGATAATCGCAATACTATTGTTTACACTACTTATTCAAATTACCATGAAGGACACGATGTATATACCGCTTTCATAGCCCAAAGTCGAGGTTTAGAACAACTTAGAATGCAACATCGTGGGGAACGTTGGCACGAAAACATGCTACTTCAACGTCAACAACAACTTCAACTTCAACGTCAAGAGGCTGAACAAACACGACGTCAACAACAACAACAGCAATTATTGGAACAACAACGCCTTATCGATAATCTTGTTTTGAGAGAGAAACCTGTACAAGCCAACGAATGCGCTATTTGCCTTGAACCTTTCGGTAATACTAATAAAATCATATTGCGATGTGGACATCAGTTCTGTGGTGATTGTATTTTCCAACATTTTCAGGGTAAAGGAGGCACCAAATGCCCTCAATGTAGAAACGAATTTGCCATTAGAATTCATGGATGGAAACCACCACACACTATACCTGACAATATTTTTAACCCTTTTACCTTTTAAACCTTTTTAACCTTTTTAACTTTAACCTTTTTTACCTTTTTTACCTTTTACCTTTTCTTTTTCTTTTTTTACTACTTTTTTTTTCTTTTATATATTAACACGTTATATTACTGGCTTTGCAAAATAATACAATAAAAAAGGATTTTTAATGTTTATATTTTAATTATAATATAATACTATATCATGGAAGATATATATTACTTAGTACATAAAACTAAAACAGATGATTATAAAAAATGGTCAGAATTAAAACCATCAAAATTAAAAACAAATAAATCTAATATTACTGAAGCGGACGTTCAATTTCCTGGTGTATATTTTTCACTTATTACAAAAGATAATATTAATAGTGAAAGGTTATATCCAGGTAATTATGTTCTTATTTTTTCTTATAAATTGCTAGAACAAAAAAATTATCATATAAATATTCATGATAATAACGGAATTATTTCGGAAACAAATACATATTATCCTTGGAATATTAAGGATGCTGTTGACAAAATAGCATCTATGACAAATCCCAAGAACAAAAAAGTAAGAACCAATAACGAAGTAGTTTTTCATGACCCAATAAGTATGAAATATTGTTGTAGAGAAATTGAATTACCATCAGCAAAAGAAATTGCACATCTATCAGATAAAGAATATGATGAATATCTTTCTAATCCAAATTCTTTTCTTCCAAGAGAAAGAATATGCTCTCGTGAACCAGATATGTCAAAAGAACCATTTTATTGTTATCCACAAGATGAAGAAGATTACAAAGAAGATAATAATAACATCGACGAAACGTTATCTAGTTCCAATAATTTTTTAAACACAATGGCAAAAGTATGTAACATAGATACAAAATTAGAAAAAACAAAGTTAGTTAATGAAATTAAAAACAAAGTATTTTATCTATACAATAATAGGAATAAACAAAATATACAACCTCTAAAAGATTTCACAAATAAAGAAAAAAAAATCGGTGGAAGTAGAAGAAAAACGAAAAGAAAAGGGAAAAAAGTTAACAAACGAAAAAAAAGACGAACCATAAAAAGAAAACAATAAAAAAGGATTTCATTAAATATTTTAAAATTTATAAATAAAACTTCTAATTCATAATAATTTCATTCTCAATAGGGTCCCAATTACCTATTTCCTCTTGTGTCTCATGGTGATACAAAACGTGGTCATCACTCTTGTAATACATCACACCATCAAATTCGAATAAATGAACCTGTACATCTTCAAATTTATCTTCATCATTAGATATGGTATTAGTTACATCTGATGATGCTTTAGGTGCAGGTTGTGAAGAAACATCTTGTGCCAATTGTTCAACCAAATCAACACTTTGTGCCTCAACATTCTCGATATAATCGCCAGAAGCAACAACCACATTGTCCTTCTTAGGACGTCCACGCTTACCCTTTGGCTTTGCATCCTCTTTTTCTTTCTTTTTAGCCTCCTTTGCATCAAGCTTAGCCTGCTTTTCAGCTTCCTTAGCAGCCAACTTATCAGCTTTAGCTTGCTCCTTAGCTTGCTTTTCAGCTTCCTTGGCAGCCAACTTATCAGCTTTAGCTTGCTCCTTAGCTTGCTTTTCAGCTTCCTTGGCAGCCAACTTATCAGCCTTAGCTTGCTCCTTAGCCTTCTTTTCAGCTTCCTTAGCTTCCTTATTAGCTTGACGTTCTTCCTTTGTAAGCTTCTTCTTCTCAACCACTACTTCCTCCTTCTTCTCAACCACTACGTCATCACGTCTTTCATCATTTCCATTAATAGTCTTCATAAAATTATCCATATCAAACTTAATTTCGATCTTGTTATCAACGGATGCCTTCTCAATGGCACTGCCGACAAAACGCTGGATATCAATTGCTGTGAAACTCATCTTTTATTTAACTTTTGTTATTTAACTTTATTTATAGAAAGAGAAAACATTTCAATTTTTTTTTATGAGCATTCTTTCAGTTTCACAAACAAAAAATAACAACCATATACTCATTATTTTTTTTAAATATTGAATTCAGGAATACTATATACATCTCCTTGTTTAACATACTTAGCAATGACCTTTGGATTTTGAGTATTACTAATAACATCCTCTGTATTATATACGTTACGCTCAGAATCAATATAATATACGATACCACGAATTTCTTGTGCCCATATTTCACGCTTAATCTGTGTAGGAGCACTTGTGCCATCTTTACTTACAATTCCATGAGGACGACCCTTTTCGTGAGTACCACAATAATCACAATCATCTTTTTTTCTTCTTGTACATTGTTCACCACTTGCACGCTTAGCACAACATCTATCATGCAACGGAATTGTATTCTTTACGCGTTTACGTTTTGTAAAGTCATCCTTTGTAAGTTTAAATTTTTCATAATCATATACAATTTGTATAATATTCTCCATTTGTGATTGCTCTAAACCTTGATTTTTAACAACATCTATGATTGAGCTTTTGAATTCGTGAATATAACTATCAAACTTATTATTAATACGTGTCTCCATTTTACTTTATTATAAATCTCAAGAATATTTATAATAATGTTTCAATTTTTATTTTTATTTCAACTAAAAACACTTGTTTTTACTGATGGTAAAAATAAAGTAAAAATACCTAACATTGTAAACCAATGTATATATGTTATATAAGAAGATGGACTTACATCAAAAAAACTCATTATTTGAGGAATAATAATAGTTGCAATTACAATAATAACAATAGCCAATAGATATGTTTTGTATGTCTTCATATAATTAAAAATTATTTTATTTATCTATTTTTCGTTGAATACTTTCTTTAATTACTTCTTGGCGATTATCCATAATAAATTTCCCTAATTCTTCTACATGTTCCGTATCACCTTTAAAATAATTATTCAAAATAGAATACAAAGTATTTTTATTAATAGGTTTCTTAACCTTATTTTTCTTGTATACCAAACTACCATTATTTATGTCAAAACATTCTATTTCATTTTGTTTCATTGTCATCATCAATTGTTGCGATACATTTTTTTGTTTTGCTTTCATTTCCTTAACTAGTTGTTGATGTCTTCGAATTTCATTATCCATGGTTACCCATTCTTTTACAACTTTTACTAATTGTTCTTTTGTTTCCATTACTTTAAATTTATATTATTATATTTAATACATTATAAATTTAATATTAGTTAACATTTTCTAAATCTTTCTTATTACAATGTCGTTTGCACAATCCATCTTTAAAAATCTTACACCCGCATTCTTTACCTTTATTTTTCCCAGAAATTAATATATGTTTACATACATCCTTTTTATCTAACTGATGCAAGTATTTCAAATGTGATTTACACATTTCTTTATAACATTCTTTATTGCAATATTCTCCTTTTCTCTTACCACTCTTAAAAGCATATAAACATAAATTTGGTTTCATTGTATATTTATCAGGTGCATTAACACCATAAACACTACAAGGACCAAACAAAGGAAGTAATTTATTTTGAATATTTCTACAATATGGACATTTTAATTGGTATACTCTTAAATAAGAAGTATCTAAAGGATTATGACGTTTTTGTTGTTTTACTTCATTGTAAATTGCTTCATAATTGAAAGAATGACCACATAACAATTTCACATTATCCTTTTCAAGAGGCATTTTAGTAATCAAACAGCAATTATTTTCATCGATTATTTCATTTTCTTCTTCT